AGGCTTTGACCCATGAATGCCATGACATCCAAGAGTGCAATAAATTCACTACTTTCAATATAGTCGTTGAAAGTTTCAGGATAATACAGGCGCAGGTAGTCTACAAAACTTTTTCGTAAGGTCTCAAAGTCGTAGCTTTGGAAGTTGGCTTCTTGGTAGGTCTGATAGATTGCCTTCCAATCTTCTACACCAAATATCGCTGTTTGTCTTGTAGTATCTGCCATGTTCGTCCTATGTTTTTGTATTTATGGAATTCAAAAACGGCGTAGTTAAACGTAGCTGGCGATACGTTGTTGTTGATCAAAAAATATAGCCAATTGCTGTGCAGTAGTGCTGGGCACGATGGCCAATTGTATTTGAATCAATATCCCATTTTCCTGTGGGAAAATTTCTGTGCTGATAATCTGTATGCGAGGATCATAACCGGCCACACGCTGTATTTCAGCTTCAATGGCCTTGGTGGTTTCATTGGTTTGACTTTCAAACAAGTTGTCCCACAGCAGGGTTCCATACTGCGGGCGTCCAGGCAACTGCCCCTGACGAATATTGAGTCCATTGAGCAGGTCACGTTTGACCAATTCTGAATCTAACAAGGTAAATTTCTTGTATTGATTCTGTGTGTTGAATCCGATGAATGTTGGCATAGTCTAGTATTTAACCAATATTTGAACCGGGGGCAAAGCGGAAAGTGCCATCGTCGTTGTTGCTGGCCGGAACTGTTATTGTTATGTTTCCAAACGTGGATGCTATATTGGCCGCTACGTTGGCTGCTGCGGCTACATCCAACGCAATCGCAGTCACATTGGCATAGACCAAGGGCGGAATTTTGGGATTGCCAACCACATCTGACACGGCCTGATCAACCTGAGTTCTAACAATGGTGTTGTTAGAAACCACTGGTGTGGGCGCCACAGCCAAGGCATTACCGTAGGTGTCAACAAAATCAATAGCATACTGCCCTTGACGTCCAGCAATTTCAATAGCTGTAGATAAATTGGGATCGGCGGCACCTTCAAGATAAGCAACCACAGCATCAACACCATACCGCACCGCGGGTTGCAAAAAGGTAGCAATGTATCTGGCTGGTTCTGTACCGTCAATCACTCCGGCATCTAGCAGGCCCTGGCGAGCACCTTCCAATAGAGCTATTTGCACTTGATTTTGTAAATCAGGAGCATTCAAGTAGTCAGCCAACACATTGATATTGTAAGTTCCGGTCCAGGCCGCTGGAGTATTCAATACAGTAATGGTCATACTGGGCTGAGTTATAAGACTCAATGCACCCGATTTCAACAGACCAACCAGGACCAAGTTGTCCGGTGTTTGTCCATAGATACCCACGCCTCTTGTGGCCACATCGGCACCGGCATATACTGCCACACCGTTGTCGTTGATATACCAGTCAGGCAACAAGGATCCAGTGTTGTCCAGCGATGGATAGGTGGCTGCCGCAGCGGCCTGTGCTGTGAGTGCAGTAACTTGTCCTGTGGTTAATGTAGTCATGGTTATTGTCCTGATTGTGTCACTGGTACGGTCGCAGTCGATGTGGGTTCAGCCACATAGTTGTCTGCAGAAATAGGATTTTGCACAGCTCTGGTACTGATTCTGGCATAGGCTGCCTGCGCTTGTGCCTGTCTAGTAGTCGGAGCAATGGTCACATTGCTGGTGCTGGCTACACTGGATGCCGCATTGGCCGACAAATCAGTAGTTGAATTGACTCCACTATTGTGTCCGGCATAGGGCTCGTGAGTTGGAGCTCGAGTAACAATGGTTGGCAAGGTTCCGTTTTGACTGACCCAGCCTGCGCCGGTTTCAAATACCGTGTTGGGTAACGAATAGCCAGTCATGGTTGTAACTGGACTCACTGGTTGTGTGGCAGCTCCATTGAGATTGATTACACCAGCTGATAGATTTAGACTGCCGCCACCGGACCAGCTACTGGTTTTACCCTGCAGAGCCAAGACACCATCACTGCGTAGACCCAGTTTGGACTTGCCATACATGCTGATGCTCTGAGACGAAAACATAGTGATACCGGCTGTGCCTTCCAGCTTGAGTTGATTTTTGGATTTGAGTCGTATGCTTCCGCCAGCATACATGTTGATGTCTTGATCGGCATGCAGATTTAGTGTGCCTTGGGTTCGCACGTTGACTGAATTAGTGCTGTAAAGATCTATAGTTCCGTTCTGTCCCAGTTCAACCCAACTTTGTCCATTGGCATGTGTGATGTAGAAACAGTTGCCATCGTCACTCATGGTGATTTGATGCCCTTTGGCAGTGCGTATGCGTACCAGGGCAGTGTTGCCGGTGAGATCGCCGTCGTCCATAACAAGGGTATGTCCACCTTGACGTCCAATGACCACAATGTCCTGTGGTTTGACTGCACCTGAATTTAGTTGAGCTTGTATGGTCTTGGGGTCAAGTCCACCTTGATAAATGGGTTTACCCGGAGTGCTGATACCGTAGACCGAACTGGGGCTTTCACGCTGGCTCGAGCTGTTGATAGGGCCACGTATGGGATCACCAATCAGACCCTGTTGTAGGAATGTGCCAGCCACAACACTCTGTACCGGCTTGGACTGATCAAAAAACTTGGGGTTTTGGCTGATTGCCTGGTTGCCTTCGTTGATTTCTGTGACCGGCAACTGCTTGGCACTAGCCAGATAGGTCTGTTGTGAAGGATTGCCTATTTGATAATTTGTGGCGGACCCAATGGCCGGAATCATGTGATTGATGCCGTTTACTGGCACACAGCCCACATAGTAGCCTTGACTGGGATCGCCTGCTACAAAGAAACACAAGACCTGCACGCCAATGTCGGGTGGAGTAAACCACATGCCGTAGCTGTTGCTGTTGCCAGGATAGGTCCCTACACCGGTGGTGGTTCCAGATTGCACTGTGCTTCCGTAAAATGGAGGACAGTAGCTGACCGTGCGCCACAGGGTTTCATCTGTTAGGTTAGGTGCACCATTTTTGTCTGTGGCGCCAAATTCATCAATATACACCTGCAGACGGCCACTGCGAGTAGGATCCACATTGTTGACCACTGTGCCAATATATGGACCCATTTCGGTAGGCTGACTACCGCGATCAAACTTGTATCCGGATGCTCGGCCTCTACTGCGTTGTATATTCTCTGCCATGTGTTATATGCTATAGTTGTCTGCGTTTGCCTGATCAATCACCGGTGTATCCAACTGCTGAGATGCTGTATTGTTTGCTGATGTTGAATTTATTGCCGATGTTGAATCACCAGAATCATCAGATCCTGCCATGACTTGTGTGGTGCTGTTGTTACTTACCGTGTCAGGAACTCCAGCTGAAGTTTGTGTGCCTGTGGCCGAAATGGTTGCCACATCGGTTCCGGGTGCATAGGGAATTTCCGATATTGGTTTTGGACCACTGTTGGTGTCAGTGGCGGCTACTGGTTGACCGGTACTGGTAGGAAGACCCGGAACCGGTGTGGGTCTTGTGCTTAAAATTCCAGTGAGATTGATCGCTGGTAGGTTGATTTGTTGTAGACCCAGAGCCGATGTAGCAGGTAAGAATGCCGGAGTGCTTACAGTTCCAGCAAGATTGGTCAAGCTGATTGCAGGTTGTCGGTTTGGGCTCAATAAATTGATAGCAGTCTGGGCCAATGCGGCCTGTGCCTGTTGTCCTTGCTTGAAAGTTTGATCTGGTAGATAGGTCAACAGGCTGCCTTTGAGCACCTGTGTGAATTTGCCCTTGACAAACTCACTGGTGCAGTTGTTGGCCAGATACACATAGCTTTGCCTTGCGGCACCCGATGCCACGGCACCGTTTTGAAAAATACTTCCCTGTGTGTTTGGATCAATCAGACCCGTGGCAAGATTGTAATCCTGCGGTGTGTTGATCAAGATCTCAAACAGAATCTGTTGAGCTTCGTAGTTGATGGTGCCGTCAGGCAAGAACGGATTGAAATTGAAATTAGTGCCGGTGGCTCCGCAGAATGCTTCACCCTGTTGTAACCAAGCAGGATCACCTACAATTTGTAGTGTAACATTCTGCAGGTCGTTGGGATTATACAGGTAGTCAGCGGCATTGGCACCTATTTCGTTGGTACGACCAGCAGCACCTTGACTGCTTTCACCACTGCGTGGTTGGAAGTTACGTTTGATTGCTTCGTCTATAAATTGGCCGCCTGGTCCACCCGACAACACAGCCGAATACAGAGCATTGTAGTTTTGTTCATAGGACAAGACTTCGGTGTTTTCGCCGGTGAACCAATAGTTGTATTGCTTGTGAACACCCTTGTAGGTTGGACTTAAAAAGTAATCACTGACCATTTGGTTGATCTTGTAGGCGCTGATCACATAGGTTATGTTGTAGGAGTAGTCGTTGCGTTTGTAATCGTATGGGCCCGGAGTGGTTCGTTGACTGATTTGATACCAGGCCAAATTCTGAGCCGGAGCTCCGTTGCTCTGCTGTATCTGGTTATTTTCGTCAATCACTACCGAGGCCTGATCAGTCACATAACTGCTACTGCGCATGATCAGATCAATGGCCTGCACAATCTGTGTTCCAGCCACAATGCTGACAGTTCTTGCGGCATTGTCTACACTTTGTTTGTTGCCGTCTAGGGCTCCAGCGGCAGTGCCTGAATTGGTCATTGGTGTGCTTTTTTTGTCGGCTCCCTTGACCACAATGCTGGCAGCAGCAATACTGGAGTTGGCAAACTCAACACTGTAAACGTCAGGATACTGATATACTCCTCTAGCAACCAGCTCGTTCTGATAAGAATTCAGTGCGGCCATTAGGCCTTGGCGTATGGTTGGCACCACCGATGTGGCCGCGTTGGCCTTGGGCGGGGCCGGCGGTACGGTGCCGGGATTGGTATTGGTGGTTGTGCCAGTGGTAGGAGCAGCAGCGGCTGCCTGTGTTGTAGAGGTTTGTAAGGCTCCAGCTAGGACATCTTTAACTGTGCCCGAACTGAGTTCTACGTTGTAAGGAATGCTGCCACGATTTGATCCCACATTGATGTTGTAGGGCACACTGGTGGCCTCTATGTCGTATTCAACCAGCTTGTTGGCCACTTTGAATCGGATATTAGTAATGCACATGGGATAGAATTTTTCTACAAATGCACTAGGATCAGTCAAACCAAACGGATTGGTGCTGTTGTTGTTGGCCTGCACCAGATTGCCGTATTGATCGTAGCCGTAGAATCTAATGACCAGGAGATACTGTTGTGCGTTGAAATTTCGCTTTTTCTCTCCAGGACCCAAGGCAGCATTTAGGGCCTTGTCAAGATTATTGATCAAGGTAATGCCGTTGTTTTCTATCACAGTCATTCGAATTGAATTCACGTTGTGTGATAAGTTTGTGCCCTTGCCCGATATAACTGACTCAAGGGTAATTTTGTCAATGTAGTAGTCGTAAGGAAAAAATGGATTGCGTCCAGTTATAGGAGCTCCGCCGCTTTGGAATAAGAGTTGGCAACCTTGTAAATTTTTCTGCTGAGTCTGACACATGGTTGTGTAGGCTTCGGCACTCATGAGATACACTGATGCACGATAGGTATAGCTGGCATACTGACCCAACACATTGGGCTGAGGTGTAATGTTGTTTGAACTAAAAACCCTGTCAACTTCAGTTTGAGTTGAATTTTTTGTTGTGGTTCCGCTGTCATCGTTGCCAGATCCTACTCCTATCTGAGTGGCTGCCGGTGCTGGTGCTGTGGTAGTGCCATCGCCAATGGTTCCACCTGTGATACCGTTGGAGTCGCTGGTTATAAGCGGTCCTGGATTTTGTAACAGGCCCGGT